CCCCCGGCTCCTCTTGCTGTTAACGATTTGAGTTCTTATGCTGGCGTATTTGCCGATGTAAATCGCCCCACGGGTGCCGAGATGCAGGGTCTCACAAAACAGGCGCTAGCCGGTTATGCTAGGGCACGTGGAATGACGGGCTATAGTGCACTTAGCAAGGGGATGCTTATCAATAAGATTGAGAATGAAACACCCACCGGTATTGTCGCATCTGGTCTAAAAACTAAAGGGGGAAAATTCGCCCTTCCGACTGGCACCAATCCAACAGGAACGCCCGTCGGCGGTGATCTGAGCGGTTACGCTGTACGCACGCACGGTAGGTATGTTGCACCCCCCACGATTGACGGAGTTGTACACGGTGGCGGTGTTATGGATTTTCTGAAAATGCCGAGTCTCGCAATAGATTTTTTGGATAAAATTAAAAAGGGGCTTGACGGAGGCGCATTGAGCGATGCCGATACTAAAGCAATTCAGCAACAGGCTCACGGGGTGCACGGAGGCGGGTTCCTTGGAGACTTGTTAAAGGGTGTCGCCCGAGTGGCTCTGCCCGCCCTGCTTCCGATGGCCACGCCGTTTCTAGGCCCGCTGGCCCCGATTGCCGGCGCCGTTCTGCCCCATCTGCTCGGTGGCGGTCTTGCAGATAATTTAACTATTGCCAAGAGAAAGAAACATCTCAAGACGTTTGTTGACCTTCTCCAGCGCTCGCAAGGCGGGGCGCTCAATGATGACGAAAAGAAAAAACTGGACGCCTATACCGGTGGCGGATTGTTCGGAGACATCTTCAAGACGATCGCTAAAGTTGCACTGCCGGCCCTGCTTCCAGCAGTTGCCCCGATGCTCGGTCCGCTGGCCCCGATTGCCGGCGCCGTTCTGCCCCACCTGCTCGGCGGAAAACTCAAGGGAAAACACGTACAGGAAGTCCAGAATGGCGTCAATATTAAAAAGCACTTCAAGAAATTTATGAGTCTGGCGCGCACCATCCAAAAAGGCGGTACATTGTCGCCCGCAATGAATAAGAAGTTCAACGACTATCGGCAACTCAATGCGGGCGGGTTCTTCGGCGATGCGTGGAATTCTATTAAGAGGGGTGCGTCGTGGGCCGGCAACAAGATTATGGACAATCTGCCTGCTATCATTGAACACGCGCCTAAGGCAATTGAACTTGTAAAAGGACTAATGAAGTAGAGTTAATTTATAATAAAAAAAAGCGTATAATAAATGTCTGTAGTCTTGAATGATTTTAATGCTACTCCAATGACAAATATGGCAAACGGGGTGAGTCTGCCTTTAACCGGCCTTGCCGTGGGTGGGTGGAACTACGGGTGGCCCTACACGGCCGAAAACAGAATGGCATTGGGTGCCGACCGACCCAACTTTATGATGCGTCAACAGGGATACTCCACACCTGCCGAGAACGCGATTAGTTCGGCGTCGTGGCCCGCTCCAAAACGGAAAATCAAAGCATCGTGGCAGAACTCGGGCGTCGGAGGAATGATGCCCCTACTCAAGCCGTCTATTAACAACCCAACGGTTTCAAAGAGTCTTCGGTACACCAAGGAAGAATACCAAAAACAGGTTTCTCCTGTGGATATCTTAAAGCACATTCAAACGCGCGAGGAAGTCGCCTTTTCACGCAAGGGCCAAACAATCCGCGGTGCCGATATGGTCAATGGAAAACTCACGCCAGTCACCTTTCCGACCAGTGGCGTCTATCAGTACGGCGCGCCCGCTGGATGGATTGAGAGCAAGCCCAATCTCCTGCCGTTCCGCGGTACAGCCCTGCCTACTCGTTAACTCCTTCGGAGCCCGCTTTGCGGTTAACTCCTTCGGAGCCCGCTTTGCGGTTAAACTCCACGATTTATTACTATTAATAAATCCTAACTCCTTCGGACGGTTAAGTTAAAAGATAGCACCCAACGCATCGCCGAAGAACCCTCCCCCTTCAGCCTTTCCTGCCGTCATGGACCCCGCAGTAACGGATCCGCCTTTCTTGGCGCGTTTACGAGGAGCCTTGCCTTTCTTCGCTTTTCCGCCCATAAGAGACCCGAGCAGATCGCCGATAATACCTCCCCCTTCGGCCTTTCCTGCAGTAACGGCTCCGCCCTTCGCTTTATGACTGCGCCACATCGTGGCAATTGCCTTGATTGTCTGCGGGGGGGTCATACCCTTAAACTGCGCATCGTGGTAGTGTGCCTTTACAAACTGTTGATAAGCACCCATTTACTAAAGGGATTTTTTATTAATTTCATTATAATAAATGGCAAAAACTCTTGGTGGATCTATTTCCGTCAAAGATCTAAAAGGGCTACTCAATGCAAGTTATGCCGAGAAACCCGAAGTTGGTGACTGGCTTCTTGACAGTGGAATCAGCGGTCCAACCGCAAAGGTCTACCACAACCCAAAAAATGGCAAGGTGGCGGTCCTTCATCGTGGCACGCCGGCAACGGACGCAAAGGACTGGCTCAATAATATAACATATGCCGTCAAAGGCACCAAGGGATACATGAAGACAAAGCGTTTTCTTGCGAGCAAAAGGGTGCAGGACCTTGCCGAGCAGAAATACGGAACCAAAAAGATGATTACGGCGGGTCATTCACAGGGAAGCTTGCTTTCTGAACTACTCGGGAAGAATGGATACGAGACCATCACATTGAATAAGGCAACGCGTCCACTCAGCAACGTGCGCGGTCCGCACCAATACGATATCCGGAGCAGTGCCGATGTTGTCAGCGCACTCAATCCGTTCCAGAAGAAAACGGACCGAGAAATCACAATACCGCGCAAGGGCCTAAATCCGCTCGCCGAGCATTCAATAGACATTCTGGACCGGCTCAACCCCGAGCAGGAAATCGGGCGCCCCGACGAGGTCGGTGCCGGTCTCATGGACACGTTGAAGAAGGGGGTCAGCACATTTATGAATATCGTTCCAATACGCAATGATTTCTCAACATCCGACAAGGCATTTATGTCCACATACGGCAACTGGAACATCAAAACACTCACAGTTATCCGCACACCCGTATCGGCATATATCACAAAGTTTCTCAACGCGCTCTCGCTCGGAGAACTGGAAGCAACCAAACAACGCATCGGATACGACAAGCTCTTCCATCTCGCGATGATCGGCACGCTCCAAGCGCCCAATGACTACACGCCTAACAAACAATTTATAACCGAGCGCAATGACACGGTACGTGTCCGAACATTTGAGAAGAGCGATGTCGGGGGCAATACCGAGCAGATGAACATTCCTGTTCCGGAAGGATCGTCTATTACACTCAACAAGATGTTTGATGTTGCCATACGCAATGCAGGGAAAAAGTTCTGGGAATACGACCCGTTTTCAAACAACTGTCAGGACTTCCTTATCCAACTGCTAAGCAAGTCCAATCTGCTGACGCCCGAGGTATCCACGTTTATCAAACAGAAGCTGATGACCATCGCACAGACACTAGACAAAAAGAACCCATACACAACCAGCATCTCGCGCGGGCTCATTGGCATATCTGCACGTCTCCGCGCTCTGACTGGCAAGGGATTAGAGGAGGACGACGGCGATACACCAAAAGGTGGCGATTTAACGGGTTTTTTTGGTCCAATACAGGAGGCTATAAAAGATATAGTGCATTTTAATGTGCAACATAGCGGTTAACGCCGAATAAATGCAAGTCGGCACGTCCAGTTAGTCTCCGGAGGGATCATAAAGTCTTCTTGGGTACCGTCTTCAAACTGTGCGACTACCTTGACGTCAATCAGTTGAACCGGTAGTGGATTGCTCAACGTCAGAGGTTGTAGATAAGTAGGCTGATAATATAACGGGCTGGTTTGATCAATTTGCGGAAAATCCACGTCCATTATAGTCTGGTTCTGTAAATCACCGCCATATATACTACCAATGACGCTGAGAGATGATGATTGGATAATGAGTTTATCGTAGCGCTTTGCAGGAGGTATTACCGGTGCTACCGCCGGATCGCCAGTAGTAGGAGGAGGAGGAGTAGGAGGAAACTGAATCATCTGTGATATATCAAATTTTGATTTCGTGACAGCAACCGAATATTCGGATGCCTTGTTCACGAGAGGAAAGACCAAAGACTGTATATAATGGGCCTTGATAGAATCGGTCTTGCTTTTATTATACATATTGATGTTGTAATACACGACTAGTTTTGAACTAAAATCCGTCATTTATTATACACAATTATTTTAAATTTCAGATAATACCAGTTGCCGGATCATATGCCCGATCTTCTCGTCTAGCGTCGTTATCTCTTCTGTCCGCAGTAAGGTCATCTCGCTCTCGCGGAAATGGCACCCGAGCGCCTTATTCTTATCCCACGCGTGAAAGGCAAGACTGTCCCGCGGGTAGTACAGGTATCCCCTCATTCCAACACATCCAGCAAATGCCGACGGCCCAATATGCACGCAACTATTCGGAATTATCAGGTTGCCAACCAGAGACGCGCACCCGTGGAACGCAAACTCGCCGATGCGCGTTATGCCAGACGGCAGGTTAAGATGGCCCGACAATGCCGTACACTTGAGAAATGCGCCGGCACCAATAATTTTGACTTTTTCAGAGAACTTTACACTCGTCATATTCACACACTCCATAAACATGTTGACAGGAACCTTCTCTTGGTCTATTTCAGCACTGAGAACCTTCAGTTTCTCGTCTTGCGTCAGCTCGTACGGTTTCTCCGTCCCCGAATTCAGCGTCAGGATTTCGTTGTCAGTCAGTGTAATGATCATCATTTATAATATACAGATTTTTTTAATTTAGAAATTTGTAATTAATTACAAATTAGGTTAAATTATTTACTGCTTGATTTGACTGCCCAGCCCTTGGTATATATCTTCTTGGGGTTGAGCATGTCGGAGTGTTTAACGATCGTCTCAACCAACTCGTGTTTCCGCAACTTGGAGTAGATGATCCGCGTCTTTGCGTTGATCGCACGCACAATGTCCTTTAGTTGAGAGACGGTCAAGGTGCGCAAATGGGTCCGGTATTCATCGGAGTTCATTTATTATAGTTAATTTTTAATACTTTCTTGTAATTAATTACAAGATCAAACAACAACCTCAACAACCTTTAATTTCAATCCAACGATGGCCTTGCGTATATCAACAATCGTCTTACCTTCCTTATCATTGACACGAAAACGCTCGTTATAATATACCTTGACGAATGCATTGGTAGAAAACAGCTCTTCAATGTCTTTTTTACTCTTAGATTTATCTTCTCTGGAGAGTAACTCATAATACGAACTTCCTTTAAACAAGTCCATAAAACTGGCAAGAGAAAAGACACCGTCGCCGGTCTTCTTCTGTGCCTTCTTTTCGTCAGCATCCATATTATCAAATGCTTCGGTTATAAAGTCAAGCAATTGAATGCCACGGCTCAGATAGACATTACTAACATCTTGGATCTTCTTAGGAATTGAGACATCAAGAGCTACAGAGTTTTTTAATAGAATATCCTTCAATATATTAAAATAAATCGGAGCATATTCCTGTTTCCACGCTGGAGTTGTATATAACGAATTCTGCTCATATATTCTATTTTCATTGTCTATTTCCGATACATCTGTTGTATAAGTGCTTTCAAATGGAATTAGAGCAACCCGCCGTACTTCTGCCTTACTTGGTTCTTCCAACCAGTTGAGTTTTGGATTACATTCCATAAACAGCGTTCCGCATAAATTTGTCACCGTGTCATTTGAAAAACACTGTCTTGCCGAAATGCCTTCTCCGCCAGTCATTTCCTTAACTTGAGCATTATCAAGCCGTTTTTTAGCAGATGGTTCTTTGCTATACAGAAAACGCTTATTGCTACATTGCGCAAGTTCGGTATTTGCGCCTGCCTTCTTAGCGTCGGTCAATAGATGAACCGGAACATTATATGCATAATCACCAAACATTTTAGACCCAAGGCCATCACACAGAATTCCTTTTCCGTTACCGCCTGTACCGTTAAGAATGATAAACTTCTGACTATTGATTCCGATTAAAGTTCGGGCAAGTGTTTCGGTAAAAAATTTGATGATGTCGTCATCATGTAAGATTTCTTTAATAAGGCTGTTAAGACATTGGTTTTTAACGGCATCGGTTGCCTCGCTTTCTACCCAGTCATATCCAACGCTAAGAGTCATATAATCGTGCGATTTATAAGTGCGAAATGCTCTGACGCCTTCAGTAAAATCCCACACGCCGTTATTAAATCCAACAAGATAAGGATTAGCATCAAATTTCAGTTTCTCATTAACAAAATACGCGGACGCATATTCAACGCCCTGCTTCTGAAAATTAACCTTTGTCATATCAACCAAGAGTTTCTTAATAGCCTTCCGCTTCTCGTCTTTATCGTCTAAGTCTGCCATATCTCCCAGAACTTTCTGTATAACCGGATTTACATTGTCATAAAACGCGTTAATAAGCCCATTGATTTTAGAATCTAATTTAATCCATCGCCCAATCGGCGTAAGAGCATACCAGTTTCCAGAGTTATATACGAATTTATCTTTACAGAGACTATAGAATATTTTACCAACGCGCACATTGCCACCGCCAACCGCAAATTTTCTATGCCCGTGGATTTTAATGTCGGAAATAATATCCAGCGTATTCGGAGCATCATATGATTTTGCCATATTTATTAACGCTCCAATAGATGCTATATGTTCTGAGTTCTGGAAACGGTTTCTGCATTCAGCCTCGCTAGATCTATAGTTTATACTGCTCCATTTACAAAACAGATTCTCATATATTTTTCCAGCTGGTAGAATATAACACATCTTGCCCCAACCGTTGTAAGTCTGGTTTTCTTCGGTACACAAGTTCATAAGAGACTGCCAAACCGTAGGATTAAGAACATCGTCAATTTCTTCAACTTCGTTATAGTCGTCTTGGTATGCGATCAAATCATAGTCAAGAGTTCTATTTTCCTTCATTTTATTAATTAGTTTTTGGATACAAGTCATAGGTACAAACATGTTCTTCTCGGCATTTGGAAAATAGATACTTGCGTCAATCATCTCGTAAATCATTGCCTTCAGGTCTACATCATCAAACATTTTTCCACTAACATTTTCAAAAAGCATAATCTTGTTTCCAAGCAATGGAGTTAAGTCATCAACACATTTAAAAAACCAATGGATCTTGTTGCTGTTACTCAAGGTAATGAACCCTCGCTCTTTAATAAACCATGGCAGATTATCAACCATGACATTATCATCAAAATCAATAATGTAAAATCGTTCTGGCAACTCCTTATAAATAGGCGTTCCGTCTTTTTTGAAAGGCGATGTTGTGGTGTAATTTGTAAAGAATTGGTATGCATTGGGCGACCATTCAGTCAACCGTTCTTCCTTTAACTCGTCGGCGTCATACAGAGCATTATACTTAGCCCAAGTCTCAATGTGTTCTTTTTTATTAGTTTTCTTGTTTCTAACAACCCGCAGAGTTTTCATTTTACAATTTAATATAGAACCCAACACACTTTTAGGCTCAATTATATAATTTCTCATATCGCGTCCAATCATTGAAATAGGCAGATTTCCTAAATTTTTTCCGTTCATTTATTAGAAAGGTTTTTTTATTTTTTTTATTTAATTCGGTGGGTTTTTTTTAAATCAGTATTTAAAAAAATAAAATCATTATAAAAAATAAAAACCTTGTATAATAAATGAACGGAATTAAAGATCACATCTTAAATCTTATAAATACGGTGGATGTTAAAAAATTATCGTTAAAAGAAGGGTGCGGACGCATTACGATAATGATAAATCCAGAGAAAGTAGTACCAGAAAAACCAGAGCCTAAAAAGCGCGGTCGGAAACCAATGGATCCATCGTTACAAGAAAAACCAGAGCCTAAAAAGCGCGGTCGGAAACCAATGGATCCATCATTAAAAGAAAAACCAGAGCCTAAAAAGCGCGGTCGGAAACCAATAGATCCAGAGCTGAAAATTGAACGCAACAGAGTTCGTGCAAGGCTTTACAAGAGACAGAAACGGTTAGAGTTTTTACAGAGTATTACGACTACATAAATTTATCATCATTTTAAAATGATGATGTTTTTCGTTTAGAAAGTTGCCCATAATTTGCCCAGCGTTGCCCATCTGGGAACCCCGTTTATTGCCTTTTTTAACTAATTTAATAGACAACAGGCTTATTAATATTTTATGGGCAACTTTTTACACTTTTTTAAAAACTACAGTGCCTATATATGCAATAATATGATGATTTGCTGTATTTTCAATTCTATAATCTTATAAGTTTCAAAAAAAGTGTAAAAAGTTGCCCATAAAATATTAGTAAGTCATAATAAGGTTAAATTAACTAAAAAACGGTAAAAATCACTTGCCCATTATGGGCAACTATGGGAAAATTATGGGCAACTTTCTAAACGAAATTTATCATTATTTTAAAATGATGATGTTTTTCGTTTGGGATTGTTGGGGGGCTTGACGAGTAACTTGTAATTAATTACAAGTTTTTAAAAAAAACCTAAATGATGCTGTGGCGGGGAGGAGTGAAATTAACAACGGGGGCTATATGTTGGGGTATGGGGATGGGCTCTGAAATGATGGGCGTAGTTTCTGTTGGAGGAGTAAAAGTGCTTACGAATGTGGTTGAATCTGGAGTTGTGGGAGAGTTGCGTTTCATGATAACTTCTGCACCCCAGCACTTGCTGTATTTAACATGTCCGATGATTGAGAGGATCAGAGAGCTGATACCGGCGATTATGGCCGTTATGACAATTGGATCGCTCATTTATTAAGAGCCTTTTTAAAATCGCATACCGCCCATAAAGAAACTGGATTTGGGTCTGGGTTTTGAGTCGGCCTTGCGGTTAACCGCTACGCGGGCTCCTTCGGAGTTAACTCCTTCGGAGTCGGCCTTGCGGGTAACTACTGCTTTCGGTTCTTCTACAACTGTATCGTCGCTGAAATCGTCGTCACGATCTGACAGGGGAGGTGGAGGTTGTTCTTTACGGGGTTTCCGCGCCTTCAAAGTTCTTGGAGTAGAACAGGCTTCTGAGCATACGGAGTTGGATACGGAGGAGTTCGATACGGAGTTGGATACGGAGGAGTTATCTTCCGAGGTGTATGACGCTTCAGAACAGGACGGGAACAGGGTAGAACTAATAACGCTTTCTGTGTCGTTATCAGCTTGCTCCTTGAGCCGTTGTCGGGACTGTTGTTTAGATTTGCGACCTTGCTCGCGTATTTTCTCCAGCTTTTCAGGCTCGTTTTCAACTATATTTCTGTATCTTTCTAGTTGTTTCTTGCTTTTGATTTGTTGTTTCTCTTCTTTTAATTTGAAGGCGTGAACAACTTCCTTAGGGACGGAGGTGTCCAGAACGCGTCGTTCGTTGTAATACTTCTCCAGCAGTTCTCGCTCTCGGGGGCATTTGAGATTAATGCGAAGTGTTGCCTTTTGGGGTTTTTTCTCTGTCTCATCCATTTATAACCGGCCTTTTTATTTTATAAAATATAATATGTATAGTCGGGACTATAGAATTTCACGAAATTTCGTGAAATTTGTCAGGCAGTTTTATAAAATATAATAAAAAAGCCTATAATAAATGCCGACTTCTCAAAGCAAGTCCAGTAGCACCAATGCACCGCTTGGTGCCAATGCAATCTTTACATCGCCAATAGAGAATGTACTAAATTATACGGGAGCTGATATCTCCTTGTATTCAGACACGCCGTGTGTCATCAGGATCTTCGGATCGGCCGTTCCAACAGTAGCGGGTTCGGCAGGGTGGCAGGAGGTCTATATAAGTCCGGTTACTATACCTAATCAGGGGTTCTCGGCAACGTACCTAACCTTCTACCCCTACTCGTATCTAACCATAACAAACCAGTCTGCTACACCGCAGACGATTCTTCAAGTGGCCCACATCTTCCGCGTCCATTCGCATATTATGGAGACTACTTCCGCGTCCTTACAAATATCAGATGTGAATGTACGCGACGGTTACGGGACCGCTATTTCCAGCACACCTGCGTCTGGGGGACACGTCGGGCTTGACGTCAATGTTGTCAACAGCATTACAGCAGACGTATCGATCAATAACACCGTCCTGACAGCTCTCGTGGACGTGGGGGGGAGTGCGATATCGCTTGGACAGCGGAATAAGGACGCATCCTTTCCTGTAGTTATCGCAACGGATCAGGTTGTTAACGTGGCTGTAAGCGGGGGTGTAATAACAGATCTCCAAACAGTTGGTAGCGCGGGTATTACGCTTGGTGCCAAACTTGCGGATGTGTCGTTTCCGGTTGTCCTTGCGACCGACGCAGTAGTTGATGCGTATATTACGGGAGGCACGTCGGACAGCAATATCGTGACCATAAGCGGATCGGCAATCACGCTTGGTGCTAAAGCATCTGCCGGTTCTTTACCAGTCGTGCTTCCGACAGATCAGACAGTGCAAGTTTCTGTTACGGCTCCAATAGAGGTTCAAGGTGTAGTAGACACGAATATATCAACTATTGGGGGCACCGCATCGTCGGCAAGCAATCCGCTATTTGTTGAGCTGACCGATGGGGCAACGCCACTCGGAACAGCAATTAATCCGTTAGTTGTTTCTGCTATCCAGCAAGACGCGTGGAGCGTCGGCATTCTTGGGACGGCCGATACGAATATCGCAACACTTGGGGGCAACGCATTGTCTGTCATTAACCCGCTATTCGTGGAGCTGTCTAATGGGGCAAACCAAGTGGGAACAGCAATTAATCCACTCAATACGGCCGATACCAATCTGGCGACATGTATATCTGGCGGACTAGTTAATGTGAATGCGCAAGTACCCCAATCTTCAACAACAGTTTGGAGCGATGGAAGTGCTGAAATTAATTATGGTCTATCAAAGGATTACCCATTTCAAGCGCTTATTGTTGGATCACTTGGAAGAAAACGAGTGAGTATCTATGGTAGCATAATTTCTACTCCGTATGCTCCGTTAATAATAACGATTGTGTATTCTCAAACGGGGGCATCTGGGACTTGGTACAATAGCTCTAATGGAACGTTAAGTTTTTCTGGAGCAGGAGACTTCTCAAGAGATTTTGAGACATCAGCACCATATGTTAGTGCATATATCAATAATTATGCGACTGCTGTACTTATTGCATCAGTAATATAATAAAAAATCCTATAATAAATGTCTGGAGGATTTGTAAATGCCGTCGCTGTTCAATCAGTGCCCATTTCAGAAGTTAATTTTACTAACGGAATTCAAGCAGTAAGTATAGAAAATTTAGATGCCGATGCTAATAGCGTCTTATATTCAAGTACCGGAACTGATATTCAAGGAGATAGTGCTATTCTCAAGTTTGAGGAGAACATTAAAAAACTCACTGTATCTGGGAGTATGAATTATGTTAGTGCTTATCCTATTGCGGTAGAGGCGGGTTTTAACGACAATACATTTTGTACTGGTGTAATGGCACAAAACAGCAATGCGACAGACGGCTCAAGTGTCTCTATTTTACTAAGCAATAATTTGGGGACTGACAACAACTACTACGCTGGGATGACAATGATGTCGTCTAATTCTGCTCCACAGTACAACCAGTTTGCAAGTATACCAAACGCTCTATCAATAAATTCGCAATCTTCAAGTGTTGTTTTGTCTGCGTGGAACGGCCAGCAAGATGGAACCTCGGCACAGAACGATAATATAATGCTTTGTTATAACGGTGCCCAAAATGCTCATATCATAAACCATAACGGTCAGCTCGTTGTTGGTGCAAACAATGCATCATTTTCTGGGTCAACATATGGCGGAGACGACGGGGGGACCGATAAGGTGCTGACGAGCAATGGGACGAACGGACTGAAATGGACTACTCCAGCACCCGCGGGAATAACTGGTTTATATGGCAATGCTGGTTATATCAATCACAATGTAAATATGAGTGGTGCGCCAACCAGAATTCAAGAAAGTCAACAAGTTTCACTTACTACGAGTGGACGTTATATTATTCAATACAATATCACTTTTCAACCATCATCAGCAAGTCATCAGTTTCTTTTTACATTGGCACGGGCAAGTGTGTCTGGGGCAACTGGTGGAGCATCAACAAACCTATCAAATGGTGCTTTAATTTCTGCTGGGATTACAACATTGGGTTCTCAAACGTCGGCGTGTCATACAGGAAGCGGAACCCAAATTTGGTCTTCTACCGCGTTTGTCATTGACGTACCTTCTGCGAGTGGAACATACTATTATACTCTGTGGGGACAATCGGATGAGAGTTCTGTGGTTATACCTGTTAATGGCGCAATTACTGTGGCGAAAATATAAATAAAAAAAGAGAAAACACTGCTTGTCTAGAATTATAATGATTATAATTCGTTAACATAAGATTTTCGCCATTCTCTTAAACTCGCGCATCTGTGCCTGCTCTGGATTTCTGTTGTCCAGCCATTGCCTGACGTAGGCGTGGAGGTTGTCTTTGACACGGACCCCGATCTTGTTCTTGTTGACCACATTGAACTGCTCGGCCCAGTACTTCTCGCGTAGATCAAGGTCTTTCAGCGGAACGGTTTCAAGCACTTCAAATACGGGGTCGCCGTCTCCAAAGATTTGGAAGGCACTGCAGTAACTGCCGTTGCCACACGTGTAGCGCTTGTATGCGGAGCAGTGGAGCTTGTACCGCAATTTGGGGTCCATTTTCGTTGATCCGACATATGATTTCACTTGAGAGCGGTCGCCAAAGCAGTTTCCGGCAATGTAGAGCCGGTAGACGCTTCCGTGTGTGGGGTCGCTGGGCAATCGCTTTATTGCTTCCTTCTGTAAAATTGCCATTCTGTTCTTCTCGTAATAAGTATCCATTTATTGGAATGGAGTTTTTATTTTTTTTATATTAGGAAATCCTATAATTATTTTTATATTAGGAATTCACATAATATTAATAACGCTATAATAAATGATGATGCTTTCACTGAAACCAGCCGACGGGGTGTTGATTGCTATTTCAGAGACAGACCCGAACTTAAAATTATACATGACGCCAGATAAAGATGATACTGACGTGGATACGAGCCTTGAGAACAAAATCAAGATATTTACCAATTATCTCAAGACAGACAAGAAGACGAGCATTAAAGATATACGAGAAATGACCGAGAGCTTCAAGGAGGGGCTAGAGACGCATCCTAACCCCAAACTGGACCGCAAGTACGAGAACGCTACAGCATTTGTTTACGACAGTCTGAAGCACTTCCTGCAGTATCCGGCGAGCACCAAGCTCTTCCCCGTTGTGCAACGCACAAAGCCGTACACGATATACATCACAGGAATGCGAGGCAGTGGAAAGACCTACTTCGTCAAGCAGTTTCTTAAGCTCAATCGCGACAAGTCGCGACCCGTTGTGTTTATCTCGCCGTTTCCAGACGACGAGAGTATGAAAGGCCTTAAGGATATTTTGCCCTTTGACCCTGACGAGATTGAGCAGGAATTGGGGCGTCCCGTTACAATAGAAGACTTTCCCGAAAAGGCAATCATCGTTTTTGACGATTTGGAGGGTTTCCCCAAGAAGAAGATGGTAAGGCTTGACGACCTGCGCGACAAGGCGCTGACAATGGGGCGCCATCTGGGGCTGAGCGTCATCAGCATATGCCATAATCCGATGGAGGGCAATAGAACAAGGACCGCGATCCGCGAGAGTCAATACTATGTGTTATTCCCGCAATCCAACCCGCGAGACATCTCTGTGCTGTTATCCACATATGCCGGATACTCCAATAGCATGATTAACGAGATTATCCAGTCGGGGTCACGCTTCGTGTTCGTGAATAAGTCGGCGCCACGGTATTGGATCTCATCGTCTAAGGTCCGCATATTGTGAAAATTAAAAAAAAATCTGAGTAATAAATGGACGGTATCAAAGTGATCCTTGCGGATCAAATCAACCTATCGGCCGATCGGGCCAAAATCCTGCGCGTGTCAGGCACCCAAATATCATATCAAAATCAGACTGCCAACGGCTCAGTTGTGGGCGGATCAATTTTGTTCAGCAATCTGGCCTTGCCATCCCTTGCAAACTCGGCAATAAGTCGTAATATGCGCGTCTCCTACAGAGTAGCAGTTAGCGCCCCCACCGGAACGTTGCATATGTATAATCCTAATTTGACCCTATCACAGCTTTTGACTGCGGTAGCTCCTCAGGGCCCGCCTATCTCCGTGCTGAGACCATTCCCCTTAAGTTCGTGCACAGATACGCTTATAGTGACTATAAATAATGTGCCTACATCGGTTTCCCTTAGACAGCAGATCTCGGGTCTTCTGCAGACCATCCCCAAAGATTATCTTCAAAAACAGGCGACGGAGTGTCCGTCGCAGTTGGACAACGGTGCCGTGCTGGCAACTGACCAGATTTTTTCCAGTGCCACTACACTTGTTGCAACGTCGTCTCAGCCCCTAAGCTCGTGCGTTAACAGCCCGAATGCTGTATCTCGCGGTTCATTTGCGCCAATCTCGGTTCAAATCGGCGTTGGCGGACTGGATATATTTACTTTCCAAGTAGAAGAGCCTGTGTTTTGTAGTCCCCTGTCTCTCTACGACGACCAAACATTTCTCGGAAATGTCAATAATTTATCAATCCAGTATTTTTATTCTTCTCTTACCGATATGCTTGTGTCTGGTACGTATGCTGGAAGCGCATCTAATTATCCTGCGGGCATTAGTGTCTCGCTCGTGGAGAGCCAAGCGCGCCTCGCGTATACAATTGTCAGTCTGGACACCCGCGTAGTGGCAGTCCCGAGGGTACTAAGCTATCCGTACGCCGGACCGCAGTTTTTTCCGACTGCGCTCACTTCGTTCGCGAACCCCGTTTCTTCGGGTGTACTTCAAACAACGGGGCAGGTTACTTCACAGTCGTTACGTCTGTCGTTTATGCCGTCGCTTCTCTACATCTACTGCCAAATGCCTCCCTCTGTGCGGGCATCTAATGCAGTTGCAACCCAACCTGCCATTCCCGACTTTTACTATGACATTGGCACTCCTGCTGGAGGAACTGACCAGACCAACATCATCTCAATCCAGCTTAACAACAGACAGGGTCTTGGTGCGGGCATGTCAAAGAAGGATCTGTATCGTACCGCAGTCCAGCGTGGCTACGGAAGCTCGTTCAATGACTGGCTTGCGTCGCCAATTATCATCCTGTCGCCCACATTGGATTTGGGTATTGATGTCGGCTCTTCCGACGTCTATCCCAACCAGTCGGCAAATGTAACTCTGTCCATCCAATGCACGTTCAACAACAGCAATGTTGTCGCCCGCACGGCGCAACTGGCGCCAACGACGCCTGACTGGCTGACTAACGGCGCAATCCAGTTTCAGATCGTTGCAATTCAGGACGGCATATTTCAGATCTCGCCAGACTCAGTTTCCATAGACTGCGGAGCCTTAAGCTCAAGTGAGGTCAAAACTGGACTGGAAGACGCCAGCAGTGGCGATGCGGAGAAGGCGTTTGTGCCGGCGTCTGTGGAGAAGATGGGCCTTGGCGGAGCGTTGAGTATGTTCGGCGCCCCGCGGTCTATGGTTGCTGGAGTAGCCCACGGACTTGGCGGGTCAGTGACAGCTGGTAAAGTGCGTCGGCATTAACCGCAACGTGGGCTCCGTAGGAGTTAGGTTAATTATCATTTGAACTTTTTATATATTAAAAAGTCCTTAATAAATGAACGATGATGAACAAAATGATTGCGTTAAGATAGTCTTGAGCGATCGCGCAAACCTAAGTTCAGATAAACATAAGTTACTCCGCATTGGAGCAAAGCAGGTTAGTTATACCCAGTCAAAAGCAAGTGGAACAATAACAGGAGGCACAATATTATTCAATGCCATTGATTTACCGGATTTGGGCAACAGTGTTATTTCGCGCAATATGCGGGTTAGATACCGAGTTAAAATCACAGCCGGAGCGGGGCAACTCGGGATGTTTGATCCAAATGCGCCGGTGAATTCAGGAGTGGGAGAGTTGCACCTTCCGTATGGAGCTCTGAGACCGTTTCCGCTCAGCACATGCACAAACGCATTGACAGTTTCCATAAACGGAAGTTCAAGCACCGTCCAGTTGCGCGATGTGATGTCGGGCATTCTCCGCACAATGCCCAAAGAGTATCTTGAAAAAGAGGCGACCGAGGCGCCCAGTCAGTTGGATAATGCGTGGGTTCTCGTGAGTGATAACACGCTGGGTACAGATACATATATGGCAACGTCGGCGCAACCGCTGAGCAGTTGCTACAATTGCCCCAACGGCACAAGCCGAGCGAGTTTCGTTCCTGTGTCGTATGTTGAAGGTGGACTGTTGGGAGACGAGGCGATATTTGAGGTGACCGAGCCGATTTTATGCAGTCCGATGACGCTTAGTGCCGAAGAGACGTGGCTTGCAAATGTGAATATTCTCACAGTATTGTATGTATATAGCAATCTCGGCGACATGTGCGTGTACGGGACAGTCACAACGGCTACGGATACATTATTGCCGAAATATCCGCCGAGTTATAACGTTGAACTTGTGGAGGGGTCGGCAAGTTTAATATTCGCAGTTGCTACAATAGATAACAGAGTGATAGTGGTACCCCCCGTGGTTAATTATCCGTATAGCAAGCCCGAGCAACATTCAACGCATCTAAAACCGTGGGTATTGCCGATAAGCAAAGGCGAGGTGCAGAATACCGACACCGTTGTGTCGCAGATACAGTTGAGCTATACTCCGGCACTCATCTACATTTATGCGCAGGTCCCGCCGATAATTCGGGCCGAGAACGCTGTTGCGTTAAATAATCCGTATGCAGATGCATTTTATAGTCTGGGAAGCGCGTCTGGATCTACGACCGCGGGTCTGGTGTACGATACGCAACAGAATGTGCTTAGTATTCGGTGGAATAGGCGCGAGGGTTTCCTTAAGGGCGCGACGATCCAAGATCTCTACCGTATCTCGGTATCCAACGGTTATCAGAGCAGTTTTAACGACTGGCTTGCGTCGCCGATAATTATCATCAATCCAGTAAAGGATATGGGCACTGATTTCTACAACGAAATGTATCCTAATATGGCTGGACATAACGTCCTGACCGTGCAGTGTAGTTTCAATACCTATAATCTGTTGACAAGAACGGCACAGACGATTTTATATAACATAGAACCTCCGGTCACGCAGGTAGACGAGTATTACTCGTTTCGCAATAAGACCCAACTGTCACACGCTAATCTGTACAGACAGACGCGGGGTGTTGACCCAGCGCCAGTATTGGTAGCAGATTTTGTTATGACAAATTTAGTACCAGATCCACAGACTGGAAACGCATATGTATTTTACGATCCGACTGATAATGTCTTCTTTGCTGTTAGTAGTCAAAAAATCTTTCTATACGAAGGCGTGGGCGCTACTCTTGGCACTCTTTATAGCGAAGTTTATGTTGAGGCAATTACGAGTGCCAAGTATTACAATGGTCAGGTAATTGTTTGCCACTGTATAACACCGCCCAATACTATTCCGAATGCGGTTTCCATATATAAAAACACTAACAATGTAATTACTCTAGTGGAGACCATAATAGACGACGTTAACGGACATCCGTTTTCGTTTATAACAAGCGCATCCGAAGACGCGAACAATTTGATAATTGCCAATATTCTTGACATATCGGTATTCTCGCTAACGGGGGGACCTAACTACCACTATACTATAACGCCTGACCAAATGCTCCGTGCGCCTGCGCGGAGAATGCTCGGAGCCGGTGCTGGGGTGCCACAAACGACGAGATTTGTAGCTGGCGGTAATATCGGTACATCTGGAGCTACCATCGCATATAGTGATGATGCGGGGGTAACTTGGACGGCAGGCTCTATCTCTAGCATATTTACTGGCGGTGTAAACGCGGTAGCATATGGAAATGGCATATGGGTTGCGGTAGGGTATAATTCATTGGAAACTCAGAACGGAATGATTGCTTCAAGTCCAGATGGAATAAATTGGGCTGTAAGTGCCAGCGGAGAAACGATACTTGGCGAGACTAATGGTACCAACGTGATATTTGGAGGCGGGATATTTGTTGTTGCGGGTGAATATTTAGGGACCGGCACAGTTAGTAATACTATTTGCACGAGTGTGGATGGTATAACATGGATTTTAGCGCCATTATCCTATATGGGATATATTGGAGGCATTGCGTTTGCAGATCAGATATTTGTTATTGGAATGCTGGACAACAATCTAATACTTGGCGAGGAGAGTGAAGGTATTTGGGGGTGGTCGGTTAGTCAATACCCAATACCTAACGGAGGAGCATACTGTATAGCATATCGCGCTCTTACTTCACAGTGGTACGTTGGTGGGGGCAATTTTTATCATAGCGCTGACCTTATCACTTGGACAGAAGATACTTTGGCAGAAGGCCTCCTTGGAAGCAGTGCGACATCAATGGTATATGGGAACGGAGTGTTAATTGCTGGAACCGAAAACAATACTCTCATTATTGTACTAGATCAGACCGGAACTTGGACTCTTGATAACTTGCCAGTAGGTGTGTATACACGACAACTCGCATATGGGACTAGTTGGGTCGCAGTAGGATCGGGGATCGCTCATAGTGGAAACGGGACTAACTGGACGCTGGCGACAAATCCGGATATTCTCACCTCGGCATTTTGCGTTGCATATGGAGATGTTCTAACTTTCAATAGCGAGTACTATGCGTATGGAGATGGAAACTTACACGTGAAACTCTATCGCGGGACCGTTAATCCAGTTGATCTAAATCCAGCCCTAGTTCTTGAATATGATACAGCAACTGAAATTCTTTATGCTTGGTACGATCCGTTCACTAAATTACTCTGGGGGACAGACGGAAGCAATCTTTACATATATACTGACACTGGAGCAGTACTCGTAACCTACCAATTGCCAGTTCAAATGGGTCCTTGTAATTTTTACTCTTCGCGGGCCGGTCCGTTGTTGGCAATTAGTGCTTTTAGCGCACCGTGTAGTGTATATGTATATCAATTAGAAGATTTAGTAAGCATTGTGCAGTATGGAAATACAATAAGTCTAGACTTTGCCGGAAACCCGTTGGGAACTGTTAGTGCCGTAGCAATAAGTGCCAACAATGTGGTTATTTCACATACAACTTTAAATCAGGCTACTATTATATCAACGTATACATATAGTAATGGTCAATATCAGTGTACTAACGATTTTCCTTTTAGTCCAAGTCTCACTATTCTTGGGCAAGCACTGGACACAAATACAGCGATCTACAACGCTACGACTAATGATGGACCCTATATAATATTTGAGACTGCAGGTGTATATGAAAACTTTGCTACTACCTCGGTGATTATTAATAATCCGGATTATGGATCAATAGCCTGTTTCGCAGACTATGTTTATCTGGGAAATTCTTATCCTGATCGACCAGTGTTTTATCAAGGCAATATATCAACTGTAACAACATCTACGGTGTGGACTCAATTCGGATCCGCTCAACAAGACAATTACGCCCTTATCAGACTTACGCATTATATACAAGGAAATACAGAACTTATGGTAGCTCTTGGACAGAATCAGACCACTGGAAATTTTGCCATAATGTGTAATAGCAGTGGTAGTGAGAGTGGACCCCCTACTACGGATTTTATTACTGTTAGCCCCGATTTTTCTATATCATACGTAAATACAAGTATCAGTGTAGATAACCTCGGCTATGTGTGGATTTGCGCTGGCAATCAAGTCTATAAAGTGGATCAGCTTCCAGAAATACTATTAACTGCTCCATATTTAAATTGGTCAACGATAACCCTTTCAAGTCCATTATTTAGTCTTGCTGGAATAACGACTACCCAAATTAGTTCTGTAACCTTTGACAATAATGGCGGATTATGGGCGTTATTCAATAGTTCTATATATTCAACACAACTAATTGATGGAACGTATGTAATGACATTGTTTGTTGAAGTAGCAGAAGAGCAAGGGCAAACACAAATAATCTACATTCCTCCAGAGATAGCAACGACTGGTCAAACAGGAACGGTTATAAATACTATTAACAAGATGGACTACACAACAGGGGTGGTGCTTGCATCACAAAATGTTGATGTGAACCCAAATAGCGGAATCATGTATGATGAGACATCTGGTCAGTTAAGGAATTTAATAGCTCCAATCGTGGGATTTCTAGACACAACTACGTTGGCACAGCAAAATAGTATGACTTTAGACAATACTCAGACCGGTGTGGGTTATACTACAGATGCAATCATATCATATACGGTTACATACTCTCTAAACGGTGGCGACCTGCCTCGTCCAACGAAGAGTCCGCAAGTGGCTGGACAGCGGTTTATTTTAGCGTCGGCACCAACTCGTGGCGGGTATGTATTTGACGGATGGCTAG